CAAAAAGATTATCACTTATATTTATCAAGGGTATAAATATCGCGAAGTAGCAGAAAAAATGGAATTAACCATGAGTCAAGTGAGTAAAAGATTATCTAAAATCAGGATATACCTGAAGGAAAGACATTATGAAAACAACTGAGCATCTATTAGAAGATAAAAAAATATTAGAATTAATTAAAAGTATGGCAAAAAATCTTGCACAAAAACAAGAAAATCCTATGATATCTTGGGAAGATTTAGAATCTGAAGCATATCATACAATTTTAAAAAATTATGATGCTATACTTAAATCACCAAGTCCTTTTCAATCAACAATAAGAAATGCAAAAAATTCTATGATTAATGAACTGAGAAAATATAATAAAGAAAAGGGACTATTCGAAGAATTAAAGGAGGAAAAAGATGGCGAGACAACTTAAAAGAATGAACAAAGAAGAAACAGAATTTATAGTTCAAGGATTATACGATGGCGACAGAAATGTTGATATTTTAGATAAATTTGAAGAAAAGTTTGGCCGAAGAATTGATGACCAAACAATTGGTTACCACAGAAAAAAACATGCAGATGATTTAGCAGACCACGAAAAAGAAGCAGTAAAATACAATAAACAAATTGGTTTTTCTAGGATGTCTAATAGAATTAAACTATTAGAAAAAATGATTAGAAAAATTGCAGAAGAATGGGATAAAGACGAAGATTATGATAAAAAACATTCGCAATTAATTACTGATTTGCAGAAAGTGATGGCAATGATGACTCAATGCCTTGGAGAAAATATAACAAATACATCTATACAGACTCCAGGAGGGACTACTATAGAAGTTAAAGTTATTGATATTCCTGTAATTTCTGAGGATGATCCGCTAAATGGCGATTAATTATCCAGAAGAAAATGAAAATATAACAGATTTTTTCAAAAGATTCTTTGGTGAAAACAAGAAACAATTACAATTTCTTAATTCGCCAAAGAAATTTCGCTGTCTGCTTGGCGGTATTGGTTCAGGGAAGACTCAAGTGGGTGCTGTTGATATTATTAGGCATTCATTAAAATATCCAGGTTCAACAAATCTTGTTATTGCCCCTACATATAAAATGTTAAAGAAATCATCATTTGAAATCTTGAAAAGAAGTATATCTTGGTGGGGAGAACAAATAGATTGGACAGAAAATATATCAGATTTATCAATAACTTTTAATAATGTTTTAGATAGCAAAGGAAATCCTTCTAAAATAATCTCAGGAAATGCCACAGACCATGATAAACTTCGTGGTCTTGAAGTTAGTTGCATCTGGATTGATGAAGCTGCAATGATTTCTGAAGATACTTGGAAAATATTAATAGGAAGAATCAGACAGCCGGGATTTCCACATCGAATATGGCTTTCCACAACACCTCGTGGGAAAAACTGGATATATAATCTTTTTATAGAAGAAAAAAATGAAGATTATCAATTATTCCACATGACGAGTATGGATAATCCACTATATAAAAAAGAACCTGAGTATTTAGAAGCATTAATAAAATCATATGGTGGTGAAACAAGTAAGTTTTATAAACAGGAAATTTTAGGTGAGTTTGTATCTTTTGAAGGATTAGTATATGATAATTTTGATGAAGATATACATATTTCTAAAGACAAACCTAAAAATCCTATAGTAACAGTCGCAGGAACAGACTGGGGAACATCATCTTATGGTGCAATCGTCATTATTACTTTAGATTCTGATGGAACTGTTTACGTGTTGGATGAAGTGGCGAAAAAAGGTGTCGTATTAAATTGGGATAATCAGGAGTCTTGGGTAGATATAGGAAAACAATTACAAAAAACTTATAATATATCTCATTTTTTCTGTGATCCTTCTGATCCGAATGCAATTAATACTTTTGTTTTATCTGGGATGAATGCTGTGAAAGCAAATAATGCACGAATACCAGGAATTAGGGAAATACAAGCAAGATTTGCAGGGAATAAAATAAAAATTAATCCTAATTGCACTAATTTATTGTCAGAAATAGAAACATATGAGTGGCGAAAAGATAAGAATGACAAGATTTTATATGATTTAGATCCTATTAAAGTTAATGACCACTCATTAGACGCATTACGATATGCAGTTATGGGAATTTCGGAAGTTGAAGAAGAAGAAGTTGAAATTATTGATCTTGAAGACCTTTTAGGCGTTGAAGTCTATGAAAAAGATCCTTGGGGACAATAAAAAATAATAAATTGAATATAGATATAGGTGATTATATGTTAAATATTTTTAGAAAAAAGAAACAGGAAACACCTGTTGAAATAGATTTAATACAAAAAATAGATGAAACTATTTATAATCTTTTGGAATCTACACAAAGACCTGATGAGGATTTTGTGTGGAAGCCATTAGATTATAATATGTCTAGGAAAGATTTAACATTATCTCAGCTTCGCGAAGAAAGAATTAAGGCGAGGGATATGTTTAATATTTCTCCTGAAATCGCACAATTTTTATCTATTTTGAATTCGGGAACATTTGGAAATGGTTTAGAAAAACCAAATTCTGAAGATATACAAGTACAAAACATTATTGATTTAATTTGGGAAGATACACATAATCAGAAAATTTTATTTAATCCATTATCTATGAAACAAATGAATACCAATCTTGTTCTACAAGGCGAAATTTTCTTTGTTTTGACAACTGCACCAAATACAAAAATGGTTAAAATATCCACAATAGATCCAGATGAAATTACTAACATTATATTTAATTCGCAAGACGCTTCTGAACCAATGGCTTATGAAAGAAAATATCGTGAAAAAATTTATGATATGTCTGCAAAACAATTCAAGTATTCCGATTATAAGACAAAGTATTATATGGATTATGAGCAGACAAGAAAGATTCAAGGAACAGAAACTAATCAATATATCTATCATATAAAAGTTAATACTGTTGGAAATCGTGGAATTCCAGAAATCTCAAGATGCTATCATTGGGTAAGGGCACACGCAAGATCAGTTCAAGATATGGCAACATTATCAAAAGCCTTGGCTATGTTTGCTTGGAGAAAAAAGATTACAACTAAATCTTCTGCCGCAATCAATTCTGCTGTTAGTAAAATTAATAATGCCACACCATCTACAGGAGCAATCCATTTAGGAAATGATGCAGTTAGTATGGATACAATTCCAGTACCAACTGGTGGGATACAAAATCTTGGAGATGCTGCAAGACAAACATTTTTGGAAGCAATTAGAAGTTTAGGATTTGGGGAACATTATTATTCGCAAGCAGACACTGGAAATTTAGCAACAGCATCAGCTATGGAACTTCCTGCGATTTGGAAAATTGAAGATAGACAAATGATATGGAAATCTATAATCATAAACATTCTTAATTTCGCAATCCGAAGACAAATGATAGAAGATTATGAAATTGAGATTGAGTTTCCACCAGCAAAAAGATTAGATGCTAATGAAACAAATTCAATAATTACATCAATTATTGCAGCTTATCAAGCACAATTGATTGATAAAGTTGATGCAGTTAAAAAAATATATGAAGTGTATGGACTAAATTTTGAACCTGATTTGAATATTTTATTGAATCAAGGAGAAGAACCTGAAAATGCCCTGGGAACAGATACAAACGATTAATGAATCAGAAATTGAAGAAAAGGATAATGATTGGAAAATTCAGATTATTGCTCATGGCGAAACCTTGGATGGGACAAGATATTATCCTATGGCAACTTTGAAGACTGCTGTCCAAGAAGGATTATATGATGGTGCGAAAATTTATATTAACCATCAATTTAATCCATCTGATATGCATAGAAATGTGCACGATTATGCCGGAAACATTTTGCCAGGCACAGTAAAATTTACAGAAAATGGAACCATCGAAGCTTTAGCTCATTTTCACAAAACAGAAGCTTTAGAAATTTTAAAAGATCCTATTGCAAGAAAATCTATAGGATTAAGTCAGTCTGTATATGCAAAATTTTATAATTCCAAAATCAATGGCAAAGATATGTCAGTTATTGAAAATATTAAAAAAGTTGAATCAGTTGATTTGGTTCCAACAGGAAACGCAAAAGGATATTTCTTAGAATCTTTGGAGGAAAAAATGGATTTGACAAAACTAACACTAGATGAGTTAAAAGCCGAAAGACCAGATTTAGTCGAGGCTTTAAAAGTTGTGGAAACAATTGAAAAAGAATTGGATGAAGAAGTGATTGAGGCTGAAGTCCAGAAACGAGTCGAGGCCAGACTTGCAGAAATGGACGAACAAGTTGCAAAACTAGCTTTAGAAACAAAGGCTAAAGAAACTATTAATGGTTCAGAACTTCCACAAGCTGCAAAACAAAAAGTTTTTGAATCATTGACAGATTATTCTGATGAAGTTGTTTCTGAGGCAATTCAAAAAGAAATTGACTATATTAAGTCAATTGTCGGAGAAACAAAACCTGAGGAAGTTGAAGAAGAACTGGTTATTGGCTTGGGAGAATCTGAGCCGGAGACGCAAAACAATTATGGTGAGTCATTCATTAAAAAACTGAAGAAAGCTGGTTTTCCTAGTGATGTGATTCAAAAATTATCTAAAATAAATTAAGGAGATAAAAAATATGGCAACTACATATGTACAAACAAATAATAAAAGTACATTTTTGTCTGGTGTCGGTTTTGCATGGCCTTTGGTCACAACTGACGCCGACATTGTCGCAGCCAAATCTGGCGATTTAATTGTCTGGAATAATGTTTGTGGAATTGCTTTAAGCGATTATGACACTAATTTCGGACATTTAATAGTCGATTGGGCTGGAGCATACAATTTAGAAGTAACAGCAGAAAGTGCTGCAATAGAAGTAATGGATTTAGTCTATTATGATGCGGCTGCTGGAAAAGTAAATGACGATAATACCGGGATTTTAGTCGGTTATGCATTAGAAGCAATTAAAAATGGCGAGACTGCAACCATCGGAGTCAAATTTGCACTAGGGGAGGTTGAATAAATTATGGAAAAAATAATGAGTGAAAATTTAAAAGGGCAAATTGCTGTAAGAAAATTTGCGGAAGCGATGCGTGAAGGTAAAGTTGATGAAGTTATGACAACTTCAGATTTTGGCTTTATTGCGGATCTTATTGATCGTTCTGTAGCCGTTGGATATACGGAAACTAAAATTCCTATTACTTATCCGATTCTTGGTTATAGACGTGATACTATTTCTTTTGAAGAAGCAAAAGATTATAGATTAAATAAGGTAAAACGTGTTAAAAAAGTTGATGAAAAAGCACCTTATTTACCAAATGAACCTTCTGAGGAATATTTTACTTACAAAACTTACAAATTTGGTGAGCAATTCGATATTTCCTGGGAGGCTTGGCTTCGCGACGGTCGCGATTTGCGACTTGTACAAGATTTATATGGTGCAATGACTGCTTGGGGGACTTCGGTAGAATATACCAAGGAATATGAATTTACCGCTACTTGGGCAAAAAATGCTGTTCTTTTCGCTGGTGCAAATGGCAATGATCTTAAGTTAGCACTTTCTGAAGCAAACTTTAGCACAGCTTTAGCAACTTTGAAAAACTTTGCTGATCCATCTGGAAACACAACCGTTTTCGGCGGAAAAGTTTATCTAGTTGTTCCAAGTGCTTTAGAAGCAACTGCATTGAGAATTATTGGCAGTCAAAATACAATTACTGGTTCTGATATTAATATCGGTAGTTATAATCCAGCTTTCCGTTCTGCCGAAGTTATTGTACCGCCTTTCCTAGAAGAACTCGATTCTGCAACAGCCTGGTATATTTTCTGCGATCCAGCAGTAAGACCTGCTGTTAGATATGGTTATGTTTCTGGATATGATCAACCAGAAGTTTTCATTAAATCGGATACTGCTAAGATGCTTTCTGGACAAAATGATCCTTGGGCTGGAGATTTTAGTAATGATGACATCGAACTTAAGATGAGATTCACATTTGGTGCTGACATCATGGATTGGAGGGGCTGTATCAGATCAAAACCCTAAAAATTAACAAAAAAACTTAATATCGGTGTCACCCACCTACACCGAAACGGGACAGAATAAAATCTGTCCCGTTTCTTTTTAGATATGTTTCCATATTTTATTATTAACTATTAAAGATATTTGTTTTATACCATATTCTTCTGCTAAGTCTTTTTGTAAATATAAACAAGAAGAATATTTAAATCTAATTTCAAGAACTTCTCGTTCTGTTAGTTTATGTCTTCCATGTTTTTCCCCAGAATTATCTGGAATTTTATTTCTATTTTTAGTTACCATATCTTCCATATTATCTTTATTTGTTCCAAGAAATAAATGATTCGGATTTACACATCCTGGATTATCACATTTATGTAAAACTAACATGGTTCCATATATAGAATTATCTTTTGGAATATCATCATAATGTAAAATCCAACTAATTCTATGAGATCTATAAGTTTTTTTATTTATATTAATCTGTCCATAATCATCATTATTTTTACAACCAGTCCATTCCCAACACTCATCTTCAGATTTTATATCCACTTTTTTCCAGAAATTTTTAATATTTTTCTCAGTTAATTCCATAACCATCACCTCACCACAATTATACGATGAGTCCGAAGAAAAATCAAAGGATGATTAGGGGAAAATAATCATTTAGATTTGAATATATATTTGGTGATGATTACAAATGGCTTTTACATATGACCTAACAACAAATATAGGAAAAATTAGATTATTAATAGCAGATACAGATGAAGATAGTTATGATTTTGAAGATGATGAGATTGCTACAGCATATACAATGTCATTAAATGCTTATTATGCTTCGGCAGTTTTATTAAGATCTTTGGCTGCTAATCGTGCAAGGCTATCTGTTTCTGTAAAACGTGGGACTTTAACTGATGATCTTAAGCAATTATCAAAAGATTTGAAAGATTTAGCAGATGCTATGGAAGAAAAAGGAAAAGCAGAAATAGAAAATGCTGGTGGATTAGAAGCGATCATAGAACCTGTTTATGATGATTTTTCTTATCGTAGATATATAAATAAAAATGAGTTGATTTAAGTGAGACAATATACCATAAGCTCAATCCTACAAAAATTATTTGAATTACATTATACTCATCTATGCAAAATTGAATTAATGGTAGAAGATATGAATAGTAATAATCCACCTTATGGTTCAACTACTACAAATAACATTCCTATACAACTCCATAGCCTTCAAGGTCAAGATCGTGTATCCAGATCAGAATTATATGACATGATAGTTTCTCACGAAGCATTTTTATCTTATACTGATGATATAAAGATTGGTTCAAGAATAATTTTGACGCATGTATATTTAGAATCTGGTGCAACAGAAGCTATAAAACATCAGGAAGAAAAAGTTTATCAAGTTGTTGGAATTATTCCAATTTATGGAGTTCCGGGACCAGTAGATCAGATGCAATTGGATTTAATCGAGATTACACCAAGATGAATGAATTAATTAATATAAAGAATAAAATAAAAAAATATACTAATATGCTTTTTTATGCGAAATTATTTAAATCTGAAGCACAAGGAAACACAAATAGATTTAAGAAGCCAACTGGGAAATTAAAAAATAGTGTTAAAATTGGTGGAAATGAGAATAGATCATTTGTTGAAACCAATTTACCTTATGGGAGAATCCAAGATAAAGGCGGAAGAATCACACCAAAATCAAAACAATATTTAAAGATTCCATTACATGAAGGCAGTAAGTCAGAAGATTTATTTGTATTGAAGAAACAAGAAAAATTATTTTTGGTGGATAAAGCATCATTTAGATTTGAATATATACTTAAGAAAGAAGTTATATTAAAACCAACGCATTGGTGGTCTGATGCTGTCAAATATGTAGAAAACTACATTAGGAATATAAAAATATGAGCAATTTCATAGCACCAAAAGATTATATAGATGCATTAGTAACATTAATTAGGTCAGATACAACTTTAGGAGATTATCCTGTTCGTGTTGGTCCACAGCCTGCATTTAATATAGCAAAAGATAAAAATGCAATGATTTGTGTTTATTTAATGGGGATGGATGAAGAAGAACCTTTCACAGCCAATAATAGTAAAAATTATTATAATGTAGGCATTTTAATAGCAGTTAAAGATGATGAAAACAACCCAGATGAGGTTGAAGCACTAAGATATGATCTTTTAGAAGCAATGCAGAATTTATTGGCACAAAATAGATCTTTAGATTGTGGAGCAAAATCAACACTGATAACGAATATAGATTTAGGTATAGTTGATTTAGATGAAAAGAATCAACAGATTTATCGGTTCGCTGAAATTAATATAAAATATTGGACTTTAC